GATATGTCTCGCGTTCAGCCGCAAGCTGCTCATATCGTGAAGCGCAAGTTTTGCCATCTGCCTGCATCAGTTAGCCGTGTTAATCCCGCCGCCGTCAGAACCACTGGTGTTCTTGGCGATGTTCAACGGCGTCTGATACTTCTTTGTACCCTTTGCCTTCTTTTTCTGCTTATCAGATACGGTGTTTGAGGCCGCTTTTTCCGGCACTACCTGTTCCAGCATTGGCGGTGGAGCCGGAGGTGGTGCTGGTGGGGTTGGCTGGGCGGCGGCAGCAGGGCGACTTCCACACATAGTTAATTTCCTTAATTTGGGGCGAGTATATTTTCCTGTTGGTCGTCCATCACTCGCTTCAGGTGGCGGACCACGGCAACCTGACCTGCACGAAACCAGATCGAGCGTTCAGTGTCTGTCATATCGACAGCGTCAAGTGCGCGGTCTGGAAACTGTCCTGACAGGTAAGCAATTAAATCTTCGGTAATGATTGGTGGAGACATTATGATCTTCCCTTCTAGTAAGGGCGTAAAAGGGGGACCCGAAGGTCCCCCAGTAGCTCATTCGCAGGATTTTTGACCAGTTGCAGGGTCAATAAAACAGGCTTCTGCGCCAGTTTCTGTATCTTCCACAACTTCATTGAGAATGCCGTAGCGTTTACCAGCAGCACGAAACGTGGTGATGCCTTTGCAGCCTTCCTTCCACGCTGTGTGATAAAGGTCTTTGAACTTGTCGTAGGTCACGTCATCTCCCACGTTGCAAGTTTTAGACACCGCTGAGTCCATATACTTAGATGCAAGTGCCAAGACAGCGACATGATCTTCTGCGGATATCTCGTTAGCGGTGCGGCCTTTGACACCTTGTCGATACGCATAATCTTCGACACGTTCGATCTGATGCCCATCAAACTGCTGGATCGTGCGGTCATAGTACATCGCAAACGGCGGCTCTATGCCTGACGACACGTTATCAGCGGTTAGACTGATTGTGCCCGTAGGAGCGATTGATGTGAGGTGGCTGTTACGGATACCTTTCTCAGCAATCTTGTCGCGTACCTTTTTAGGCAGGGTCTTGATGAAGCCACCAGCCAGATATTTTTCTTTATCAAATAGCGGGAACGACCCTTTTTCTTCTGCCAGATCAGCGGATGCTGAGTAGCAGTGATCGCGTAATTCACGCATCGATCTGTCCGCAAACTTTATGAACTCAGGTGATGCATAAGCAAGACCCATAAGCTCGCCAGCATTAGCAAGGCCAGTGACCCCCAGCCCCATGCGCCTCTTCGCCTTCGCTTCCTCACGCTGCGCGGCAAGCGGGTAGATCGTGCGGTCAATGACGTTATCCATAGCTCTAACCACAACATGGATGTCCTCCTTATACTGTTCCCAAGCAAACAGCTTGTTCTCTTGATCGACATATTTTGTGAGATTGAATGAGCCAAGCAGGCAGGCTCCGTAGGGCGGTAGTGGTTGTTCACCGCACGGATTGGTGGCTTCTATGGTTTCGCAATACCAGAGGTTGTTCATCTTATTGATCGTGTCGATAAACAGGACGCCTGGTTCCGCCCAATCCCACGTCGAGCGCATGATCATGTCCCACAGTGCCACTGGGTCTACCTCGCGATAGACTGTTCCATTGTACTGAAGCGGGAAGGGAGTGCCGAGTTCCAGACACCGCATGAATTCATCTGTAACACCGACGCTGATGTTGAAGCCGGTCAACGATGTGCTGTCATGTTTTGCAGTGATGAACTGTTCGATGTCCGGGTGGTCGATCCGCAGGACACCCATCTGTGCGCCGCGACGGTGGCCTGATGACGCAATGGTCTGACATACGCTGTCGAAGATGCCCATGAATGACACCGCGCCAGATGCTAGGCTTTCGAGAGATTTGATACGGTCACCACGGGGCCGCAGGCGTGAGAAGTCGTACCCGATACCGCCACCTCTACGCATGGTCTCGGCAGCGTCTGTTGCTGCTTGCATGATGCTATCCATCGAGTCCTCTATCACGCCACTCACAAAACAATTGTACGCAGTAGTCTGGCGGGCAGCACCCATGGCATTCTGTACGCGACCGGCAGGTAGGAATCGGAGGTGCCGCATCGTATCTTTAAACGCTTCAAAGTGTTCTGGGCTGTCTTTGAGACTGTCGGCTATTCGGATAATTTTTGAGTAAAAATCCTCGCCCGTTTGCCGATATTTTTGTTTATCTATTTCAACGGAGATTGGCAGCGACATTCCGTAGTGAGCATTTGCAAGCAGCATTAAAGTTCAACCTTTCCGTTGAGTTGGTTGATACGCATTTCCGCGTACCGAATGGCTTTTTGTAAATCGGTGATCTCAGCCTCGACGGCAGTCTTTCCCGGCTGAGGTTTGTACCCAGCGCGTGAGACATATTTGATGATGTTGCCGCGCCAGAATTCCATGTCGTTCCGCATGACGTAGGTCACAGGCTCAATCTTCCACCGGGTGTAGTGGCCGGGTTTTTCGACAACAGTCTCCCGCTCCTCTCTCATGCGTCTACTGATGAATTCGTTATGGGATTCTCTGGGGGCATCCATAATTTTACTTCCCTCTTTTCGTGGTCAAAATCTGAGTAGCGGCAGATGCGCGAGACTTGCGCTTGGACAAGTGCATCCGTGCTAGTAAGTCCTTTATTCTCGTAGGCTGCGACAACGTCCGGCCAAGGGTTGCTGTCTGCCTTATCGAGTATTTTCTCAGCCCGCTTAGGGCCTATACCGGGGACACCGAAATAGTTGTCGGTTGTGTCTCCGGTCAGCATCTGGAGCCAGTGCTGTCGGTCACCATCGGCTTCTGTGATCGTGACTATTTTGTTGAGCTTGTGATCCCAGTGAAGCCCCGGTATCTGGAGGAGGTCTTTGTCTCTGCTGTACATGATCCTTCGCTCACCGACAGGCTCAGTCAGTAGGATGCCCAAGACATCATCAGCCTCTAGTGTGTGCCAAGTTTCGCAATGCCTTGTCTTCTCCAGATACTGACGGAGTGGGGCGAGGGCGACAGGCTTACGGATGCCGACTCTGTTCGCCTTGTAGGTGTCCAGAATGGACTTACGCCAGTTAGTCTTGTCGGTCAGGCAGATGACAGCATCGTCGCTTTTTGTCTGATCGATAATCTTGTAGATTGCTGCATCCACCGTCTGTTTGGCTTCGTTCACATCCACCCACGCGGCGATGACTTCGTTTGAAAATTCGACGTTTTCTTCAGCAACAACCGCGATCTGGTAGATCAGGATATCGCCGTCAATCAGAACTTTTGTCATTTAGTTCCTCCATTTCTTCATCAGAAACATCACCAAAACAACCGCAGCCCCCCCACTCGAAAAGGTCAATTTCCGAAGTGTTGCGGCCCCTAAACTCTCGCAATGTCAGTGGTTTTGTTGTCCCGCCGCGACGGTCTTTAAGAATGGAAACGTCCTTCCCTAAAAGCTCTCGCATCGCCTGTTCTTTACGCTCTGCCTCAGCATATCTTTCCGGCATTTTTTCCAACAGGAGACGGAACTGGGCATGGCCTGCTTTTATGCAGAATCCTCCACAGTTGTTGTGCGGAAACCCCATTGCATACAAACGTGGGGGCGCAATGCCCAATTCGCGCAATGCCTCTTGCATACCTTGTTGGGTAAGCGCAGGAGGTTCAGTTAAAATACCTTCCACACTGTATGGAATCCAATACACCTTTGACCTATCTAGCCGATGCTGTTCATCCCAATTCATTCCGAGGTGTAAGGTCACTAAGTCAGGATCAGGGTAGTGTTCCGCGATCCATTTTTTAGCAAGTTCTCGTTTAAGTATGCGCGAACAGGGGTCAATCCTAGAATTTCCAAGAAACTTAACGTCTTCAAAAACCTGCCACGGGTCGCGCCCATCAGCTATCCAAATTAAATCCCCACCGATAAACTCAGCACCTTCTTTTAAAAAGCGATACAGGTCTTCATCTTCCATTTTTGTATCGGTAAACAGGAGTTTTAGATTGTTTGCTCCATATCGTTCTTTGACTTTGAGCGCAGTAAAGAATGAAGACATCCCGCCACTGAAAAAAACGACGTGTGATTTATTGTTCATCGACCAATACCTTCCAACTTACAGGGAATTTAGTACGCAAATGGCTGCTGATTTGACCAGCAACAATCTCCGTCTCATGCTGTGCGTCTGCGTGTTGTCTCAGATTACACACCCGTGCAAACGCATAGAGCGATCCAGACCAGTACCAGCTTGTCATCATGGATTGAGGCAGGACTGCGCGGGCTTGTTCGGCGGCAACGCCTTGATTTAGTAGTGCGTTATAAGCGTCGTTGCAGTGACGCAGTGCGTCTTCATATGTGTGCTTAACGACGCCTTCGGTGTCATCGACAATACCGTGTGATCCCTGTTTTTTATTTGACGGACGCCCGCGCCAGAAGTCAGGGATATGAAACTCAACATCGTCATCGACGTAACGCCTAGACACCTCATTCCACGCTAGACCTACTTGATGCTTACCAAGCTGCCGAGCAACAAAAATCGGGGCGGTGATCCTGAAGGTCGCAAAGCAGTGCGAGAAGGGTGACCAGTGACTGTGTTGTGCTAGGTACTGTATGAGCTTCGTGTCGCGGTCAGAATTCCAAGCATCTGATTTATTGAAGCTGACCCGCGCAGCCTTGACGACTGTCTGGTCATCCCCCATCACATCAATCAATGTGACGCTAGTGTGTTTCTGCCCAAGTTTTGCCAATGCGATATTCTCCCGTTATCGGAACTCTGAGTTTAAATTGTTCGCCTGCTGCCTCGATGGCTGATACAGCAACCCGACCAACTTCTTCGGCCAGTTCTTCATCAGCTTCGATCTGGATTTCATCGTGTATCCAGCAGACCTGCTGTACCCGGCCCCGCCAGCCACGCGCCTCGACCTCACGGTCAAACTCAATGAGCCACTGTTTCGCTGTGGCTGCACCTGCGGCTTGAAGCAGGACATTCAGTGCGCGGTGTGGCGAACGCACAGGAAGGCGTCGATGGTCTAGTCCTTTGAGGTATCCTGTTTGCTGAACTTTTTCTTGAACGGCAGATATGAGCTTGCCCAAACCAGGGTTAGCTGCAAGGAAAGTAGCCTTAACCTCAGCAGCTTGTCTTTTTGTGAGGCCGGTGACGCCAGCCAGACGATTGACGCCTGCGCCATATATGAGAGCGTAAATAAAAGATTTAGCGATACTGCGAGAAGCAAGACCAGCAGCCGTTTGATTGTGCGTATGAATGTCCCCATCCAGTACCTCCTTTGCGTAAGCCCCGCCATCGAACGGGGTGGTAAAATGAGCAAGCATCCTCAGTTCGATGCCTGATTGATCGACGCCGACAAGGGATTTGCCGGGGCCAACTGTGAACAATTCGCGACACTCTTTGCCGTAAGGGGCATTGGCTGATGGAACTTGTTGGAGATTTGGTTCACGCATAGATGCTCGACCAGTGACCGTACCGTTGGTCAGTACTGAGCCATGGATGCGATCTCCACGGAGTGCGCCCAGCCAACTCCGCTTGCCGTCTGACAGCATCCCAAGGCGCTTTTGAACCATGAAGTATTCCGCAAGGATTTTACCTTGAGGAAACGACAGGCCCATCAAGACTGTCTCATCAAGTTTGGCGCGGCCATCTGGCGTAGTA